GAGTTGGAGGCGCTCGCGTCCGTGCATACGCGAGTGCGCATACGACTCCGACTGGCGCTGCGGCTGTCGCCGGATCACCCGGCACGGCCGTTGCGCGGGGAGTCAAAAACCCCACAGATGAGGAAATGGTGTCTGTGGTGCTTGCCGCTATTCGGAAGCGACGCTTGACACCCTCCCGTAGACGCCGATAATGCGCCCATGACACCCGCCAACATGGCCCTCTACGAATCCTTGATTCGTATGCGAAATCTTCCTGAACTCGCTTCGTTCAGGACCATGCTCGATGACGAGCTGGCGAAAGAGACGGCGATGATGGTAGGTCTGGCCGATGACAAGGCGATGTGGCGTGCCCAAGGGGCGTGCCGCATGATGATTAAACTGAAGAATCTCATCGAGGACTCGAAGTCTGTCCTCGAAAAACCACGCCCGTCGAACGTGACGGGAATTTTATCGAGTAACAGCCCATAGCTGAAAATGCAGCCCGTAGAGTCGGCGCATACAAGCGAGATGGCGTGAAAGGAATCTGACAATGGCACTGCCGCAGACGATCGAAAGACAAGCAGCCGAAGCCGAGCAACTGCAAAAGGATATCTACGAGGATCAGGCGCCAACCCCTGAGGGGGAGCAGCCCGCTTCGACGGAGACGCCCAATGCAACGCCCGAGACTACCGCTGACGTTATTCCGATCTCGCCGCCTGCCGAGCCAGCACCGCGTGAAGAAGACGTTGTCTACTGGAAGAAGCGGTTTGAAACGGTACAGGGGAAACTCGACGCCGAAATGCCGCGCCTCTTCGAGCAACTGCGCGAACAAGGTGAGACGATCAAGCAGTTATCGACTCAGCTTCAAGCGAAGGAGCAACAGGAAACACCGTCTCCAGCCGCGTTCGAATCGCTGGTTACTCAGACTGACGTTGACGCTTTCGGAGACGACCTCATCGATGCCATGCGCCGTACGGCGCGGGAAGAATTCAGCAGGGTCGTTGCAGCAGACCGCGCCGCGCTGGAACAGCGTTTAGGTGCGATGGAAACGAATGTGGGTCAAGTTGGACAGCAGGTTCAGAAAACCACTCTCGACACTTTCTGGGGCGCCGTAACTGGGCTAGTCCCTGATTGGCCGGTGGTGGATCAGAACCCAGCGTGGATTGCGTGGTTGGATACGTCGCCGGAGTATGCCGAGACGACCTACCGCGAACTCGCGTCGCAAGCGATCCAGAGGGGTAACCCCCAGAAAGTCGCCAAGCTGGTCGATACTTGGAAGAAGGAAACCGGGCAGCAGGAAGCACCTGCCGTTCCACCCACGGAAGAATCCAGTTCGCCGCAATCCGAGTTAGAGCGTCAGGTCGCGCCCTCAACTGTTCGAGGGACTTCGACTCCTGTCGCACAAAGGATGTACACGAGGCAGGACTACGAGACCCTGTACGACGTGCGTAACGTTGCGCGCTATGGTGAGAAACGAGCGGCGGAAATGATCGCCGAAGCCGACCTTGCCGTAGCGGAGAACCGCGTACGCTGGACATAGAACGAAGAGGGCCATTCATGCACATCCCTTCGACTCCATAAAGGATTGCCACAATGGCTACCATTACCGCAGGTGCGGTTACTCCCGTAGGTGGGGCATTTGCAACTTCCACCGCCGCTTCGGGTTCATTCATCCCGACGCTCTGGTCGTCTCAGTTGGCCAAGAAGTTCTACACGGCCACTGTGTTTTCCGAGTGCGCCAATACCGATTGGGCTGGCGAACTCAAGAGCATGGGTGACAAGGTCATCATCAACCAGATCCCGACGCTGACGGTCAACCGTTACGTTGTCGGCCAAGGCCTGACGTACGAAGTCCCGACCCCATCCACGATCGAGCTGACCGTCGACCAAGGGCTGTACTTCGCATTTCAGATCAGCGACGTGATCGAGTACCAGTCGAAGCCGAACCTGATGGACATGTTCAGCAACGACGCGGGCATGCAGATGAAGATCACGATCGACTCGTCTTCGATGTTCAACCTCGCGCTTGTTTCGACCTACGGCATCCCGGATTCGTCCAACCGTGGCCTGACAGCTGGTGCGAAATCTGCGTCCTACAACCTCGGCACGAACACTGCTCCGGTCACCCTGACGGGATCGAACGTTCTGCAGATGCTCACGTCGTTGTCTGGCGTGCTGGACGAGCAGAACATCCCCGAGACGGACCGGTGGCTGTGGATCGACCCGTACACCCGGAACCTGCTCATGCAGTCGAACTTGGCGCAAGCCCAGTTCATGGGCGACAGCCAGTCGATGGTGCGCAACGGCCGGATCGGCATGATTGACCGTTTCATGGTCTACGTGTCGAACAACCTGCCGAAGGGTGCCGCAGCTGCTGCCATGACTTCCGGCGACGGATCGGAGACCACTGGTGCCACCCATACGGCTGCACGCCGGATGCTGATTGCGGGCCATAAGTCGGCTCTTACGTTCGCGAGCCAGATCACGAAGACCGAGCAGGTGCGCAACCCGTTCGACTTCGGCGATTACATTCGGTCGCTGAACATCTTCGGATTCAAGGCAACGCTGGCTACCGCGTTCGCTACCGCTTTCGTTTCGTAAGGAGAAACACATGGCACAATCTCGCAGTCTCTCAGTTGGTGCGTACACGGCATCGACCACGCAGACTCAGGCTGGGGGCACTGTCCTCAACTCTGACATCTGCGTGCTGACCCAGTCGAACGCGTCCGACGCGTTCACCATTCCGGCCAATCTGCCCACCGGCACCATGATCTTTCTCAAGCATGGGGCTACTAACGCGGGTCTGTTGTTTCCGCCCGTTGGCGGGGCGATCAACGGCGGCACGGTGGATGCTTCGAAACCGGTCGATGTGGACATCATCAGTGTCCTGATCTGCACTCTGGGTGGCTCGGCCAGCACCTACGTGTGGAACAAGCTCGCGGCGCTGTCTGCCTAACCAACCCTCTGGGGGCTTCGGCCCCCAGCCTTTATAGGGGACTGACATGTCTCAGAAAGACGAGCTGGTCAAGTCTGGGTTGTTCGTTACTCAGGCTGATGCGATCACTGGTGGTCGTACCGCGGGGGATGGCGCTGCGGTAACGCAGATCACTACGCGCTCCACAGGTGTCACCATCAACGCGATCTGCGGTGCGATTACCACCGACAACACTTCGTTGGCAGCGGCGGCGGAGGCGACGTTTATCGTCACCAATTCCTATGTTGCGGCTACCGACGTGCCGGTGGTCGCGATGAAGACGATCACCACTGGTACGCCTGTGGCGCATGTGACCAATGTTGGTGCCGGAGTCTTTTCCATCACCCTCACTAACCTGCACGCGTCGACTGCGGATACCAGCGCGGACGTGATCAACTTCATCATCCTCAAGGCAGTAGCGTCGTAAACCAACAGGAAACTCGGGACACGTGTCCCGAGTTTTCCTCAACCTCGGAGGCCGAATGTCTAAAAGCAGTCCAGAGATCGATCGCTTGCTCAACGAGTTCAAGGCACAGGATCTTGCCGTCGACATGGTTGTGATGGTCGGCTTCAAGCGCCTCGTCGTTGCCAAGTATGTGGACGGCAACCAGTCGTGGGAGCTGACGCAGGACGGACGGGATCTGCTTGATCCCCCCCCTGCAGAAGAAGACGTGCCCGGACCGAAGGCAGCGCCCAAAGGGATGCAGCCGCGTAATATCGACGTGCGGATGCCAGCAGTATCGAGGAAGTAAATGGCAACGGTCAGCTTCGACGCGTGGCTACCTGAGGTACTGCCGCTCGTACCAGAGTGCCCAGACACGATCGCTATCAATGCGATCCGCAACTCTTGTATCGATTTTTGCCTCCAAACGAATTGGTGGCAGGGCGACTATGGCCCTACGGCGATTACGACCGCCATCTTACCGTATGCTTTCGTTCTCGACACAGGCGTCGCAATGGCGCAAGTCATGGTGGCGACTTTGAGTTCTAACGGGCGGCCTTTGGTCATCACCGACATTGACACGCTGGACTCGAGGGTGATCAATTGGCGCGCGGAGACAGGCGAGCCAAGGGCGATATTTCAGCCGACTCCCGGCGTCGTGGATTTTTACCCGCGCCCGGCCGGGACGGATTCGTACAACATCTTCATGCGCGTTGCCTATGCGCCCTTGCGTTCGGCAACGACTGTTGATGACACGGTGTACGAAGCGTGGCAGGAAGAAATAGCTGCGGGCGCTCTTAGCAGGCTGATGATGATCCCCAATAAGGTGTGGACAAACGCGGATGGTGCCACTCAGTACGGCAACATGTTCAAAGCGGCCAAGGTGCAGGGCGCGATCGAAACGTCGAAATCGTATGGCCGCGGTTCACAGCAAATCCAAATGAGGCGAATCTAGCATGTCATCCACGACTAGGTTTTT